GATGGCTGCCAAAAATCCACAGGTCAATTGTTTTAGCTCGGCCGGTGATTCTCACTCGATGGTGCTCAACCAATTGCGCGAAAGAGGATTGGCCGCAGCTAGTGGTGCAGCCGATGATGTGGGTTATTTTGAGTGGTCTGCACCTACCGATGAGATTTCATTAGAAAATGCAGCTTTTGCCAATCCGGGTCTGAACATAACCATCCACCCGGATAACATCCGAGCCGTTTTCAATGATCCTCCCGATGTGGTGATGACTGAGGTTTTGAATCGATGGGTGCAGACAATCTCCAGCGTGGTGGGAGCCAAAGAGTGGCAAGAGTGTGGCGATGAATCAATTGACCTTGATCCAGACAAGCTCACATGGATGGCCATCGACATTTCACCGGATCGCAAAAATGCTGCATTGGTTGCGGCCCAAAAGCTTGGATCGGAAAGCTTTATTGTAAAGCTGTTGCACACATGGGAAAACACAATTCAGCTTGATGATCGGGCAATTGCTAATGATGCTGCCTCATATTGTCGAAAGTACCCAATTGAATATTTGCTTTATTCAAGGCGTACATCAGGCGCGGTTGCAGCGCGTATGCAGCCGGCTGGTATCCCAATTCATGACATGGATGCCGATTATCCTCAAGCGTGCGATGAATTATTGGGTGCAATCAATTCTGGGCGTTTGAAACATCGAAACCAATCAAAGCTGACAGAGCAAATTCTTTCAGCTGTGCAATTGAGGCGTGGTGATGGCGGCTGGGTTATCGGAAGGCGTGCCAGCGGTACGGCCGTGGCCGCTGCCGTAGCATCAGCATTGGTCACACACTTTGCGACACGCCCAGAAACCGAAATCGACATTTTAGTGGGTTGATGCTTGACATTTTGAGAAAATGGTCTCATGGGATTATTTGATCGAAAGCGCACAATCGAAAGTGTCGCGATAACTCGCGGTGCTGATGTAGCTGCACAAATCGGGCCAGCTCCAACGCTAGATGCATTTTTTCCATTTGGTGGAGCTGATTATCTTGCAACCCGCGAGGAAGCAATGAGTGTGCCGGCAATTGCTCGCGCACGAAACATGATTTGCAATTCCATTGCCACAATTCCTTTGATCACACGCGACAAAGACACAGGTCAAATTATTGATCAACCTGTTGTCATCTCAGAGCCAGACAAGCGTGTACCGGGAGCCGTTTCCTGGTGTTGGGCAGCTGAGGATTTGTTATTCGTAGGTTTTAGTTATTTTCAAATAATTGATTTATTTGCAGACACAGGCCGTGTCCGCCAAATGTGGCGAGTTGCTCCCAATCGCGTTGGCGTTTTCTTAAATTCAATCGGCACTCAAATTGAGTATTACACAGTCGATGGCGCTCGTGTGCCAATGACTGGTGTTGGATCACTTGTGGTGTTTTACGGCAACGATGAAGGTTTATTGAATCGCGCTGGTCGCACAATCCGTGCTGGTGCAGAGCTTGAAAGAGCTGCCGCAATGTACGCACGCGAACCGGTGCCATCGATGGTTTTGAAATCAAATGGCACAGCATTGCCAGCTGATCGCATTGCAAAACTTTTTGATGCGTGGGGCGCAGCTCGTAGAAACCGAGGCACAGCGTTTCTCAATGCCGATGTTGAATTGACAACAGTTGGTTTTACACCGGAGCAAATTGGCTTAAACGCTGCACGCGAAATTATTGCAACAGAATTGGCTCGTGCCGTGGGAATTCCGGCTTATTTTATTGATGCGCCGACTGGATCATCCATGACCTATGCAAACGCCCAAACGGCGCGTCAAACTTTGTTGGACTTTTCGCTTTTGCCGCTGATGAACAGCATTAGCAGCAGGCTATCAATGCCAGATTTCACGCCATCAACACAGCGCGTGGAATTTGATTTGAAGGCTTACCTACGCGGATCAGAAAAAGAGCGTGCAGAGATTTACAAGATTTTGAGTGACATCGGAGCAATTACGACCGATGAAATTAGACAAATGGAGGACATGATCTCATGAAGCTAACAACACCAATGCAAATCACGGCAGCTGATTCCGATTCACGCACAATCACGGGTCGCATCGTTGCTTTTAATGAGCACGCAAATGCATCAACTGGCAAGGTTGTTTTTGCTCGTGGATCAATTCAGCCAAATGATGTTTTCTTAAATCTTGAGCATGACAACACACGCAGAATTGGGCGCAGCGTTGCAATGTCTGTCAATGACAAGGAAATGACAGCGACTTTCAAAATTGCTAACACCACAGCTGGAACCGATGCGCTTACAGAGGCAATGGAAGGCTTACGCGATGGATTTTCAATTGAACTGGCTGTGGACAATTACGAAATGCAAAAGGATGGCACCATGAAGGTGCTCAATGGGCAGCTCACAGCTGTCGCTTTGGTTACTGAACCAGCTGTGCGATCAGCTCGCGTTTCTGAGGTAGCCGCATCAGAGGATTCTGAAACTGAAACAGTTACAGAGACAACAAACCCAAATGAAGGAGACAAGATGGACAACACTACCGAACCAGTAGCTCCTGCCGTTGAACCGGTAGCAGCTCCAGAGGTCGCACCTGTACAAGCATCACGCCCGGCTTATTACACAGCACCACGCTCACCAATTGTGGACAAGGTTTCATACCTTGAGCACTACCTCAAGGCAAGCATTTTGCATGATGAGGATTCACGCCAGTATGTAAAGGCAGCGGATAACACAACCTCAACAGCTCCGGGCATGGTGCCAACACCACAGAGCACACAGGTTGTCAATGCGCTAGCAAATGCAGATCGCGGAACAATCGATGGCATCAGCCGTGAAACTCTTGTAAGCGAAGGCATGACCTTTGAAATTCCTCGCGTTACAGCTGTGCCAACTGTTCTGCCAATTGCAGAAAATGGCGCAATTACAGAATCATCACTTTCAGCAACATACCTTTCTGTATCTGTTCAGCCTTTCAAAGGTCGCGCAATTTCAACTGTTGAATTGATCGATCGCAGCCGTCCAGAGTACCTAACGGCTTTGCTTCAGAATCTCGAATTTGCTTATGCAAAAGAGACAGATGAGTATGCATTGGCAGCAATGCAAGCAGCTGGCGGCGTAACAGCACAGGCAGCAAATTCAGCAACCGGATTCCTTGGATACACATCTCAGGCAGCCGCAGCTGTTTATGGCTCATCACTAGGTTTTGCTCGCTCATTGATCGTTTCTCCAACACAATGGGGCAACATCATGGGTTACAACGACAACGGCACACCACTTTACAATGCAGCACAGCCATCAAATCAGGCTGGAAATGTTCGCGGTGACAGCCTACGCGGTGTAGTTTCACCGGGTCTGAATCTGTATGTTTCACGCTCATTTGGAAACGCTGGAGACACAACAGCTGATGGCGATCTTTCAATGGTCGTTGTGAACCCAGATTCATTTACATGGTACGAATCTCCACGCTTTACGCTACGCACAAACATCAACAGCGATGGAACAATTGACATCCTTTACTACGGATACGGCGCACTAGCCAGCAAGGTGCCAAACGGCGCACGCTTCAATAACCTCGCTTAATTAACAATCAATCATCGGTGATGGTCGCTCCCGAACATCGCTGATACGAAAGGAACCGAGATGCCAGCAATTGTCACAGCCTCACAGCTGAGGTCTATTCTTGGTGTCTCGGTTTCTTTGTATTCGGATGCACAGCTCGACTCATTTATTGATTCAGCCGAGCAAACGATTTTGCCTTTACTTACTCAATACCAATCATCGGTGACTTTTGCCAATGTGAGTGATTCCGTCATTTATTTCACCACAATGCAGCCAAATTATTTTGTGCCGGGTCAATCTGTAATTGTTACCGGGGCCGGAGCATACAGCGCGACTTATACAGTCACCGATGATCGGATTGAGCCTTACATTTTCACAGCTGCAACAGCGGCCGCTGATCGTGATTATCCATTGCCATTTATTCCAAACGCAAAAGCAACATTGAGTGGATCATCGGCAGCGCAGCTGTACGCATCCACACCACCAATTGAAAATGCAATTTTGGTTGTTGCTGTTGAAATTTTCCAGAGCATCACAGCTCCCGGCAATGCAATTATGTCTGACAATTTCCAGCCGAGCCCATTTGTCCTCGGCCGCAGCCTCAGCAATAGAGTCATTGGCCTCTTAGGTCCGTTTCTTGATGTCGAAACGATGGCGCAATGAGCATTGAATCAGCGATCCGAACACCTCTTAAAAACTCACTTTCATCCATTGCCGCAAATGTTTACAACGGCATCCCGGAAACGATGACCAGCCCATCAATTGTGTTGATTCCGGATGCACCTTATTTGGAAAGCGTTTTGATTGGAAAGAACACAACAAAGGTCAAGGTCAATTTGACTGTGACTGGTGTTGTTACTTATGCCAACAATGCCGCAGCTTTGGACAATCTCGAAACATTGATGATTTCAATCATTGCAGCAATGCCAAATGGTTACGAAGTCGGAAATGTAAATCAACCTCAACCTTTGGAAGTCGGTGCCGGTAAGTACCTCACGGCCGATCTCCAAGTATCCACATACTACAACCAATAGGAGAAAACATGGCCACAACAATCATCACCGGCAGAAATGTGAGCTTCAGCATCGATGGGGATACTTTTGATGCACAAGCAACATCTGCAATCCTTACTGTTGATTCAACGATCAACACATACCAGACACTCGATGGCAAGGCGTACTTCACAACCGACACTCAAGGCACATTTGCTGTGGAGATGTTGGCTGATTGGGGCGTAGCTTCATCGCTTTGCGAAATGCTGTGGAACTCAGCTGAGACAAATCCAAATACACCTTTGGCAGTAATCCTCGAAGCTGAAACAGGCACCACTTTCAACTTTACTGTTCAGCCAATCTTTCCATCAGCCGGCGGAACAGCACCAGATGCACAGACTGTCTCAATGAGCTTCACCTGTGTGACAACACCTACATTGGCTTAACGAAAGGAAATCGGGAGCATGAAACTAGCAATCACAATTGAATTCGCTACCGGGGAGAGCGCAACTTATACCGCGCTCCCACCGGAGTGGATGAAATGGGAACAGAAAACCGGAAACACAATTCAGCAAGTATCTGAGAAATTGGGCATTGCAGATTTGATGTTTTTGGCGTATCACGCAATGAAGCGCGAGGCAGCCGGCAAAACTGTCAAGCCTTTTGAGATTTGGTGCGAGACTGTGAGTGACATCAGCATGGGAGAAACCGAAAACCCAAAAGCTACGAATCCGGATCAATAAACCGGATACTTTGGGAATTGGCCATTGATACCGGCTTATCACGATCAGAGTTTCAAACCGCTGAGGACATTTTAACCGCTTTTGAGATACTGAGGATCAGAAATGGCAACTGAGTCAATCACCTATGACAAGAGTGATTTGCGCGGCATCCTCAAAGCTTTCAAGGCAATGGATGATGAAGCTGTACAACAGGCCAAAGGCGTATCAAATGGCTTGGCCACTTATGTGCAATCAAAGATCAAAAGCGTGGCCAGCAATCGCCCAAATAAGGCAGCAAGCCGAATTGCTGATGGCTCGCGTGTAAGCAAGTCATCAAAGATTGGTGAATTGTCATTTGGTTTTGTTTCTCAGAAATTCAGCGGTGGTGGTACAACTCAACAGCTTTGGGGCGGTTACGAATTTGGATCAAATAAATTCAAGCAATTCCCGGTGTGGTCTGGCCGTGAAGGTCGTGGATCGAGAGGATACTTTATCTATCCAACCTTGAGAGCTGAGCAACCTCACATCATCGCTCAATGGGAAGCGGCATTTTCTAAGATTTTGAAGGAGTGGTGATGGCTGGTCAATCAAGAACACTCAAACTGTCGATTCTGGCAGATGTAGATCAGCTCAAAAAAAGCCTCAACACAGGCTCAAATGAGGTTGAAGGTTTTGGATCAAAACTTGGTGGATTTGCTAAGAAAGCCGGCGCAGCTTTTGCAGTAGCTGGTGCAGCTGCAGCAGCTTATGCCGGCACATTGCTGGTCGATGGCGTGAAATCTGCCATTGAGGATGAAGCCGCTCAAGCCAAATTGGCAACGACATTAGAAAATGTTACAGGTGCAACAACCGCACAGATCAAGGCCGTCGAGGATTACATAACACAGACAGCTTTGGCCAATGGCATCACCGATGACCAATTAAGGCCATCGCTAGATCGATTGATCCGCTCAACAAAAGATGCGACAAAAGCACAAGAATTGCAATCATTGGCTTTAGACATTGCAGCTGGTACAGGTAAGGATTTGTCAGCTGTTTCTGAGGCATTGGGCAAGGCCTACGATGGCAATTTAGGAGCACTCAAGCGTTTGGGTGTTGGCATTGATGATTCAATTATCAAATCAAAGGATTTCGATGCAGCCGCTGCCGCACTTTCAAAAACTTTCGAAGGTCAAGCATCAAAACAAGCTGAAACATTTCAAGGCAAGATGGCGCGGCTGACTGTTGCATTTGATGAAGCAAAAGAAACTGTCGGATCGTATGTGCTTGATGCTCTCACACCTTTGATTAGCAATTTTGTGGACAAAGGCATCCCAGCCATTCAGGATTTTGCAAAGAATTTAGGCGAGACATTGGGGCCAGCATTTGGCGAGATTTTCAAAACTGTCAAAGAGGATTTGCTGCCGGTTTTGGTTTCATGGTGGAAATTTCTTTATGAAGAAGTCATCCCAGCAATTGGGGCAATTGTCGGGCCAATTCTTGAAGGTTTGAAATCGGCATTTGATAAGATCAAAAAAGCAATCACCGACAATTCAGCGGAATTGCAGCCATTTTATGATGCGCTCGCAAAAGTATGGGAATTTGTCAAAAAGTATTTGGTGCCACTTTTGGCCGGTCAATTCAAAACATCTTTGGAAGCTGTCGGCACAATTGTTGCCGGGCTGGTTACAGGCTTTTCAAAGCTGGTTGGATTTATTTCCAACACAATCACCAAAATGAAAGAGTTCGTCAATTTTGTCAAAGATAACCCCGTCACGCGCTTTTTCTTTGGCGATTCTGGTGACAAATCGCTCAAAGCTGGTGTGGGTTTCGACATGGGTGACACAGGCTCAACTGGTGGAGGATTCGATACCGGGGGAGGATTCACACCATCATCCAGCTCACCGACATTCACGGGTGCGCCACTTTCAGCCTATTCACCAGCCATGCAAGCTGCCATTTTAAGGCGTGAGGAATTGAAGGCTGAAACCGAACGACTGAGACAAGCACGCGAGACAGCCGCAGCTGCACGATTAGCGGCCACCGGTGGCCTTTCAACGGCTGAACGCATAACAATCAATGTCAGCGGTGCAATCGATCCAGAAGGCACGGCACGCACAATCGTGGACACACTGAACAATTCTTACTATCGCGGCACAGGTGGTGCTGGCAATTTGGTCACGCCATGACCATTTTCAATCCAGTTTGGCGTGTGACGATTGGCGGTGTGCAATACCAAACCGCCATTTTGGCCAATCTGACAATCACCAGCGGTCGCACAAACATTTATGAGCAAGCTCAGGCAGGATACACCAATCTTGAAATTATCAACCTTGATCAATCCAATGTGCCAATTGGCATCAATGATTCGCTGACAATCGAGCTGCAAGATTCGACAGCAACATTTGTGCCAATCTTTGGCGGCTCGGTCGTTGAGGTAGCAATCTCGGTTGCTGAGGTTGGAAATGTTGATTATTCACAGCGCATCAAAATCATTGCATTGGGTGCATTGGCCAGATTGCCAAAAGCATTGACCGATGGTGTGCTGTCAAAGGATTTCGATGGCGATCAAATCTACGATGTTTTAAGTAGCATTTTATTTGATTCATGGCAAGAAGTGCCGGCAGCTTTAACATGGGCCACATACGATCCAACTACTCAATGGTTTGATGCTCAAAATTCTGGATTGGGTGAAATTGATCGGCCAGGCAATTATGAGCTGGCAGCTCGATCAAGCAGCCGCACAGATGTTTATTCATTGGTCTCAGGTTTAGCCACATCAGGTTTGGGATACCTTTTTGAATCTGGCACCGGCCAAATCGGCTATGCAGACAGCACCCACCGCACGACTTATTTGGGCACATACGGCTATGTCGATCTCACGGCAAATCATGCAATTGCACCGGGGCTAAGCATCCAACAGCGTGCAGGTGATGTTCGAAATTCGGTGACGATCAAATACGATGCCACATCATCATCAGAGGAATCTGCCAGCGATCCAGCATCAATTGCTTTGTTTGGTCAATTAGCACAAATCATCACAACCACATTGCACAACAAAACCGATGCAGAAAATCAAGCCGATTTTTATCTCAGCTTAAGAGCTTATCCAAAATACAATTTCAACAACATCACATTTGAGCTGACCAATCCAGAGCTGGATGATTCAGATCGCGATGCCTTGATTGGCGTTTTCATGGGTATGCCGGTGAACATTGCCAATCTACCTCTGAACATGGATTCTGGAGAATTCTTGGGTTTTGTTGAAGGCTGGACATTTTCTGCCCGATACAATGAGGTAAGCGTTTCAATGGTTTTGTCACCACTCAGCTATTCATTGCAAGCCATGCAATGGGAGGATGTGCCACTCACCGAGCAATGGAACACAGTCAATCCAACTTTGGATTGGATCAATGCCACGATTGTGGCGTAAGGAGAAAAAATGAGCAATCCAACAAGCAATTTTGGATGGCAAATGCCGACAAACACAGATTTGGTCGCACAACTGCCAGCCGATTTTGAAGTATTTGGTCAGGCGGTTGATACATCGTTGGCCGATCTTAAAGGCGGCACCAGCGGCCAAGTCCTAGCAAAAAATTCAAACACCGACATGGATTTTGTTTGGGTTGCACAGGATGATTCCAATGCGATCCAAAATTCAATCATGGATGCAAAAGGTGACATCATTGGTGCAAGCGCAGACAACACACCAGCTCGCCTCCCGGTCGGCTCAAACGGCCATGTGCTCACAGCTGACTCATCGCAGACTTTGGGAATCAAATGGGCAGCCGTTTCAGCACCAGCTGCCGGATTGACTTTCATTGCAAGCGCAACACCAAGCGCAGCGGCAAGCGTTACTTTCGACAGCGTATTTTCAAGCACATACCAAAATTACCTTTTGGTCGGTGTATTAGATGGCTCAGCCGATGCTGGTGTGGCAATTCGATTCCGCACAGCTGGCTCAGACAATTCCAACAATTCTTATTCATACACAGTTTTGTTTAATAACACCTCAAGTGTCAGCGGCACAGGTGGTGCAACTGGACAGACTCAAGGCAATTTCACCAATTCAGGATCAAGCGGCACGAGCGTTTTCTCATCCACAATTCTCAATCCTTTTGCATCAGCTGCAACCGGATACATGACAAATCAAGCGCGTTTCATTGGCGGTAGCCAAGCACGATGCGATTTTTATGGTGGTTTCAATACTGGCACATCATTTGATGGTTTCAAGCTGTATCCAGACTCAGGCACTTTTACCGGCACGATTCGACTCTACGGAATAGCGAACTCATAACATGACAAAAACACAATGGATCACACAACTCAAAAAAGACAATCCAAAGGCATTTCACAATGTCAATGGTGAGCAAATCGAAATCACAGGCGATGCCTACAATGCATTGATCGAGCAATGGGCTGATGTTGAAATGGCCAAAGAGGCTGAAGCTGCACAGGCAACAGCTGCCAAAACAGCTGCCGTTGCAAAGCTTGAAGCATTGGGATTGACAACAGATGATTTGAAGGCACTCGGTTTCTGATGGATTTTCCAAAAGGCACATTGCCGCGTTTGATTCAGGTTGCGCTTGCTGAGGTTGGTACAGCCGAAACAGGCAACAATGAGACCAAATACGGCAAACACATGAAAGCCGACAAGCTGCCATGGTGTGGGTCATTTCTCAATTGGTGTGCCGATCAAGCCGCTGTCAAGGTGCCAAATGTTGTCAGCACAAAAGCTGGGGCTGAGGCGTTTAAGAAAGCCAAGCAATGGCACACGACACCAAAGATTGGTGATTTTGTTTTCTTTGATTTTATTGTCGATGACAAAACAACAATCAATCACATTGGCTTGGTGATTCGCTGTTCAGAAAAACAGATTGTGACCATCGAAGGCAACACATCAGGCGGTGGAGATCAGCGCAATGGTGGAGAAGTCATGGTGAAATCAAGAGCTTTGGGAGCACGCTCATTTGTGGTGGGTTACGGCCGACCAGTTTATGAGCCTTTTTCTGGTGATTTACCAGATCGACCAAAAGGAGAAACCAAATGAACGAACTCAAAGCAATGGCGGCCTCATGGGGTCGCTCATACATCGCGGCAGCTTTGGCCGTGTACATGGCTGGTGGCGATCTCAAGGCAATGGCAATGGGTGGCGTTGCAGCTGTCGTGCCTGTCGTTTCGCGATGGCTGAATCCAGCTGATACAGCTTTTGGATCAACGGGGAAATGATCCGGAAATCACTCGCGGTGGGCTTAGTTTTAGTCATTTGTCTAAGCCTTACCGCCTGTGGTTATCAAGGATGGGTGAGATACCCATGCCAGCTGCACGAGAATTGGGAATTGGATGAGTGCCGTGAACCTCAATGCAAGGTGACTGGCACCTGTACGAAGGATTTGATTGGCGATGGCTTCAAAGAATAAAGACAGATTAAGTCAAGAGGAAATCAAGGCGCGCTTGATGTTTCTCATTGGCGCGGTTTTGTCATTTGTGTTTTTGATTGTCACGCTAGGCATCACATACGCATTGATCTTTGTGACACAGCCAATCGGAGCACAAGCTCCCAATGATGCAGCTTTTATTGATTTGCTCAAGACATTGGCAATCTTTCTCACCGGTTCATTGGGTGGGGTTTTAGCATCCAACGGCCTAAAAGACAAGCAGAAATCAGAATACGAGAAAGCCATTGAAAGGCGTTTAGGCGGTAGCGACACGCCATGATTTGAGCGTGATTGTTGAATTTGTCGGCTGATCCTGTCACTCTCTATTTCGGGAGCTGATACGCGGCTCCCAGAATCGGGAGCAACAAAATGAACGAAGCATCAATTGTGATCGCAATGGTCATCGCTGGAGCCTTATGGGCTGTCATGTCTTATTCGGTCGGATTCAAAGAAGGCCAGCGACAAGGCTACACACGCGGCCGAGCTGTATCTCGCCACATTTCACAGATTGACAAGGTGAACAACTAATGGCCGGATTTCTAGAAAACTACGAAGGCAACAAAGAGCGCACAGATCGCTGGATCAAGACATTTCCACAAGGTCGGCTTGAAGCGCACATCATTGAATTTAATGCAGAAAAAGGTTATGTGCTTGTACAGGCTAAGGCATGGCGCAATCAAGAGGAAACAGAGCCAGCCGGCATTGATTACGCTTTCGGCTATCGTGAAGCTTACAACCCAAACATGAAACGCTGGTTTTGTGAGGATACGACCACCTCAGCTTTGATGAGAGTGATGGCCTTGGTTTTGGGTGGCACAGAGAAAGTCACAAAAGAGCAAATGGAACACATCAAAATCAATGATGCGACCAAGCCACAGGATTATGACTATTGGACAACCAAGCATGGTGATGTGCCAAGCTACAAAACAGCCGATGAAGCCGAGCAATCAGGAATCCCATCACTTGGATCATCGATGGATGAAATTGCCAAGCAGCTAGGTGGAGAGCTTGTTCAAGAGGCACCGCAATGCTCACACGGACACCGAATTTGGAAGCAATCACATGATGGAGCACCAAAATCATGGGGCGGCTACTTTTGCACAGAACGCACAAAGGCAACCCAATGCACACCGCTTTGGTATGTCTTACGCTCAACCGGAAAATGGGAGCCACAGGTGTAATGATGAATTTTATTAAAATCACAGAGGATTTTTGGATCGGTGAAGTAGAACATTTTCCCGAGGAAGCAAGACAATTATTGAAAGATGAATTTGCAAAACGCGGCATTGTTCTTGCGTTGTTTGGGAGATGGTAATCATGAGCGACTATGTTGAAATAATTTATCCTCAAGAGATGATGGCCAAGCTGATGTGCAATGGTGAAATCGTTGAAACATACAACATTGAGCAATGCGACAAATGCTCACAGCTAAGGCGATTGGATCTCTTTGGATACCAAAAAGGCTATGACTCAAAGGACAACATCATTTGGTTTTGTGGTGATTGCCGATGATTACAAGAATTGAGGAAATCCAATGCATCATTTCAGCTGTGGAACATTGCAAGGATCGCAATGCAGATCATGCGACCAGATGGCACAAAACACCATCGTGGTTTGAGTATGTTGCACAGATGGCCGAATCAATGGCAGCTGAGTGGATTGTGGCCAAGCGATTGGGTTATGACTACCAGCCGGGCACCACATGGGATAAATCAAAAGCCGATGTGGGCGAGCACATTGAAGTCAAGTGGTCAGCAAATCCGGACAGCAACCTATGGATTCAGGATTCAGATCGTCATGATCGCGACATTGCTGTGCTCGTGGTTGGCCAGACACCCAAAATGCACATCGTTGGCTGGATGCCTGTGGCCGTAGCTAAAAAACCACGCTACCGAAACGCATCACAAAACAATTGGAGCGTGCCACAAATCAACCTTCAACCCATTGAAACGCTTATGAGGAGCAATTATGCACATCCTTCAATTTGATTGTTCAATCTGCAAAAAGCTTTACGGCAAGGCCAAGCAACGCCATGGCCTGAAGAAAGGTGCTGAACTGACAGAGCATGAGTGGTTTGCTCAATGCATGGGATGTGGCACATTTGGGATCAAGCTTGTCGATGATGACAGGATTGAGGAGCTATCAGATGCCAAGCTATGAATTCAAATGCGATCAATGCGGCACCATGGCAATCATCAATCGTGCAATCGATGCTGATGGTGATGTGGATGCTGGCAATTGCATGGCCTGTGCAATTCCAATGACACGCATTTGGGCTGCAACACCAGCTGTTTTCAAAGGTACTGGATGGGGTAGCAAATGAAAAAGTTATCCACAGGCTTTGTGCACAGGCTGTTGGAAACGCCCAAGCGCACGCTCAATGTTGCATCGTATTTGACTTTGTTGTTACGCTCCATGCTCGTGGGCGAGCCGCTGAGGCGGATAGCTCGCAAGCGATGCTTGGTGCTATTGGCCGGGCTATGTCTTGCAATAGCAACACCGGCACAGGCCACACAAGATGCAACAAAGAAACCATCAATTGATTCATTGAAGCTATACGCGCACTCACGAATCATTGATTGGAAAGAAATGAAATGCTTTGACACATTGATAACCAAGGAAAGCAATTGGCGTGTGGAGGCAATCAATCCCAATGGCAATCATTTCGGATTGGGCCAGATGCGCAATACCAAGTATCGAAACCTCGATGGCTTTCGCATGATTGATTGGACATTGAGATACATCGATCACAGGTATCAAGGCAAGATTTGCATTTTTGGTGAGTTGCCTGTAACCAATACGGCAATGTCACGATCATGGCGATCTGATTCCTGAATCCACAAATTTGAGTGTGGATTGCTTGACCATTTGACCTCTATGTGCTGGCCCACATCGGCTTTTGACTTATCCCATGTGATGCCGGGTGTGTACTCGTATCCCAAAGCTTTGGCCACTACCCACTCAGAAACCATTGATTCGGCTATCTGGGCAACATACTCAAACCATGACAGATTGCGCACGATGCGTGAGCTGTGATCAGCTGATCGATCATGACAATGCGAGATCGCTGCAATCATGCATTGCACCTCCTCGATGCGGTCGATCATCGGCACTCACCACAAAACCAAATGATTTTTTCGCGGCTGTCATAGCCTTTTTGGTATCCAAATTTGTCCAGCTTTCTCAGCTGTGAGCATTTGTCACATTGCTCAATTTTGTACTCCTCCACGATTTCGCCATTGCACAACAATCGGGCCATCATTTGTTGTGGATAAAGGATTTCCATGTAGTCGCTCATACTTGTGGCTCCCATTTTCCGGTTGATCGCAATACATACCATCG